TGGTTTTTGTTTGTAAAAGGACTAACCTTATTTATAACTAGTTTGTATATTGTAGTATAATTAAAAAGATAATATGTTTTATAAAGAAGTAATTGGTAATGAGTTATATGTTTACTTTGGAGGTAGTTTACTTTATAAAAGGTGGATAGATAAAGGTTATGGTAAGGTATTTTATTAGTAAAAAATAATTTGTATATTATAGTATAATTTTAAAGGGTAAATATGAAAGATTATAGTGGTTATAGTGATGATGATTTGTTAGGTGAATTAGATCATTTAAGTTTAGAAATTAGTTGTATGTTAGGTACTAAAAGAGGGGAGACACTTGAGAAATTATATTGGTTAGTAATAAAAGAACTTGAAAGAAGAGGAGTAGACCCTATTACAGGTGAAGAAATTATTGTTGGTACTGATATACTTGATGATGACTATGAAGAAGAAGAGGGTGATGATGGTTTAGATTTACCTTTTTAAGGAATACCAGTTTAGATAGATAGTTCGTATATTGTAGTATAATTAAAAAAAGAAATATGTTTGAAAAAGAAATGTTGTTGGGATTGAGTAAAGAGATGAAACTAGGTTTGTTGGATGATGCTAATAAAACTGGTGAGTATACAATCGTATTCCAAATGATGAAGATACTATTGGATGCACCTATAAGTGAGGGTGGTATTAGTAGTGATGAGATACAAGAAGTACTTGATATGAAAAAACAGTACGGTAGGTTTAAATAAATAAGCGGGAGTAGCTCAGTTGGTAGAGCGTCAGCCTTCCAAGCTGAATGTCGCGAGTTCGACCCTCGTCTCCCGCTCACATTTGGTTTAAGGGTTTTAGCCATCAAATTAAAACCCATATCTTTTTTAATTATACAATCGCCAACGGCTCTACACCCACCCAAGTGTAGGGCTTTAGGTGGCCAAAAAATAGAAAGTATATGGTAAAAAGAGGTATGGTAGCAGTAATGCAAAAATTAGAGGCGCAATCATGGGTAGCCCAAGAAGAGTGGAAACAGTTATATGGTACAGATAGCAAGCACTATCTCCACCTAGAAACACGTTGGAAAACATTGTACATGGTACTCAAAGCGTGTGGGTTCGATCCAGATTACGACTTACGTAACCAGATGCTCAGCCAAGATATCAAGGGTAGAGGTTTAGCGAGTGATAGTTCGTATATTGTAGCATAATTAAAAAAAAATAATATGAGTAACATTGGTAAAATTTGGAAACAGATAAAGATTTTTACATGCGATACAGAACAATCTGTAATAATAGAACCTAACCCTGAAAGAGATGGAGTATGTATTCATTCAAGTGAAGAAGCAGCTTCAGATACATTCTGTTTATATGCAAGCTATGATGAAGCATTGGCAATAGCAGAAGAATTAGTAAACTTTGTAAAAGAAAACAAAAATAAGTAGGTAGTAAGGGTAGAGGGTTAGCGAGTGCTGGTTCGTATATTGTAGCATAATTAAAATGAGATAATATGAGTAAAAGTTTTTTAGATAAGTGGGAAGAAAGAGCAAAACAAAACACAGAAATTATTGAGAAACAAAAGTCCATTATTGAATGGAAAAAAAAGAAAAACATGAACATTTATAAAGTATACAGTACAGATGATTATGGTAGACCAGAAGATATTCTTGGTTATGTGAAAGCAGATAGTGAACATGATGCTAGAGTAAAGATGTCAATTGTGTTATATGGAGATGATGATACTGAGATTGTAACGACTGGTTATTATGGAGCAAAGATGGTATCATCTGAAGAGTATAACTTAGCACTCCAAACAGCTAAAATGGAGTTAGATAAATTTAATTTGTAATATGGTAGTACAAGTAGTGTTTATAATGTGTTGTAGTTGTATATTTGGTTATATGATTAAAAATATCAATAAGTAATATGGAAATATTAATAGTATTGGTTTTAATTTTTTTGTTATTGTTGGGGTTTGGTTATGCATTAAATGACGACTTAGAACGTATAGAAAAAATAAGCCCAGAGTATAGAAAGTATTTAAAAAGAAAGTGGAAAATTTAAATAAGTAATATGGTAGTTGGTATAGCAATATGGGTTGTGTTTATAATGTGTTTTAGTTGTATACTTGGTTATATTTTTTTTAAAAATTTAAATAAGTAATATGGAAAAGGATAAATATAAATATTTTAGTTTAATATTAGAGCATATGTTTGAAAACCTAAAAGAAAATGATATGAAAATTGAATGTTTAATTGGTGAAACATACCAGGTTACTGATGATTCTACTGTATGGTTCCAAGGTAGTTTATCAGATTGTTTTGCATATATGTGCAAAGCATATTTAGACCAGTAGTAAGGGGGTAGTACCCCTTTATGCCGTACCGCGTGCGGCGGTATATATATGGTATATATATGGTAATACCGTACCACGCGCGCGGGTGTCAATACGCGGGTATGTGGTGGAAAAAGCCGGATTAGACACACTCATAAATCGTAAACGATCTACCAACCTCGATTAATATATACGAATATCCCCACGTTGTAAATCGCTTTTTCAACATGGAATTTTTGTGTTTTTTCCACGAGAATCAAATCTTTTTTCTTTAAAAATCTTTTGCATCGACGCAAGTATATACCTATATTTCTTTTGTTTTTATCCAGCTTAAACCCTAAGTTTTCTTTCACATATTTATAGATACAGTTGCGAACAATAGTTATACCTTCACCATTAAAAAATTTACAAACAGATGAAAAAGATATTACTATTATTATTGCTATTGCCTACTATACTTCTAAGTCAGACACGACAATTCCGTCCCGATAAACAAACATATATTGAAGCAATCACTGGTATAGGTATTGTTGGGGACTGGGATATAAGTAATCGTCCCTTTACCTCCTTGTCTATAGGTAGGACAGTTGATTTTGGGGATTATAGTTTAATGGATATATCCGTAGGATTGTCATATCCAATGATTGCTAGTGCAAAGTTCGGCTTAGGTTCTTATTATGGTAAAAAAGAGAATACCTCTATTGTTTTAGGTATAAGAGTAAGGCCTCTAACTGCTTATTCTCAAGTACGTACTAAAATTAAAGATAAAGGGTTTTTAACTGTTTCTGTTGAATGGGGAACAGGAGGAGATAGAGTTGTTGGGTATACTAATTTATTTAATATTGGGTGGTATTGGCCTTTAAAATTTAAGAAAAAGAAATGATAAAATTAAAAATTATTGCTATAAGTATAATATTATGTTTTGTTTCTTGTACTAAAATTGATGATAATGGGTTTAAAGTTTATAAAATAAAAAAAGGTAAACATCGTTCTACTGTAAAAATTCAACATACAAAAAAAGATTCGTTTGATATTCAAGTTAAATTTAATGAATCTGCAAAGTATACTTCTCAACATCCCGAAAATCAATTAGATGTAAATAAAATATGGGGTGTAAGTGATTGTGGAACTACTCATCATAAAAATTCTATACGATTTGGGTGGCGTTGGGATTTAAATCAAGAACAAATTGAGATTTTGATGTATCGTCGTTTATTAGGTGAATTTGATTATAAGCAATTGGGGTATGTAAATCCTGGAGATATTAATTATATGTCATTAAATATAACTGATAGTCATTATTATATGTATTTAAATGGGATTGTAGATTCTATAAGTAGATGTTGTGATGAACCTAAAAGAAGATATTTTTTATACCCTTATTTTGGGGGAACTGAAAAAGCTCCTCATGATATTATTATAAAAATAAAATAGTTGCTTATATATTTATAATAAAATAAATAATGGCAACATTTACATTTCATAATCCTTCTGGGTCTGCTTATTTTGCTATGGAAACAACAAGGTCTTTCGATACAGGTACTTATCTTACTGGTACTCCTAAATATGCATCGGGCTCATTTTCTCAATTTACTGGGTCTAATTCTAATTCTATTGTTCAATCTGATTTTATTTTTGGTCAAGTAGTACCTCCTGGCACATCCTCGTTTGTATTTTCTAATGCTGTTACTATACCTGTTGGGAATGTGTTTTTTAGAGGAACAGGGGAATATAATTTAATTATAGAGGCATAGTATATACATATGGCAATTTATAACATAACAGCTGAGCAACTAAGAGGTAGAGGTATTTTAAATTCATTTGAAATAGCTGCTGGTGGGGCTTTTAACACTTACAGTGTAGCATTTGATGGTACTGATGATCATGTAGATTGTGGTAATGATTCAAGTTTACAACCAACTGATGAATTTTCTGTAAGTGCTTGGTTTAAATCAGCTGTTGTAGGAAATTCAACTAATAATTTTATATGGAGTAAACTATATTTTAGACTCTTGATTCTAGGAACTAGTGGTAGAATAGGATTTGTTGTTCATAGGAGTGCTGGTCAATCAACAGCTAGATATACCCCTGATGATGGTACAAGTTATTCAGATGGTAATTGGCATCATGTAGTAGCAACATTTAAAAAGAACGACCCAGCAGCTGCTTCGTATAAAATATATGTAGATGGTGAATTAAAGGTAGATGCAGGAGGGTATAATAGTAATGTTTTTGCTAGTAGTGATTCATTTAAAATTGGTGCTAAAAATGTTTCTGGTACTACTGGTATGAATGGTAATATTGATGAGGTTGCATTTTGGAAAACTAAATTAACTTTAACTGATGTACAAAACATTTATAATAGTGGTATACCTAATGATATAAGTTCATATAATCCTATATCATGGTGGAGAATGGGTGATAATGATGGAGGAACGGGAACAACGGTAACAGATCAAGGTAGTGCCGGTAATAATGGTACATTAAATAATGATACTGTATTCGAAGAAGATACACCGAGCTAATTAATATAAAAAATGGCTATCTATAACATAACATCTCAACAATTAAAAGGTCAAGGTATTTTAAATTCGTTTGAATTAGCTAGTGTTGGGTCGTTTTCTAATGTTTATAGTGTAGCATTTGATGGGGTTGATGCTCGTACTGAAACTAGTGTAAATTATTCTGAATTTGATGGAGGAACAAAAGGAACATTTTCTTTTTGGTTTAAATGTAATGGTAATCATAGCAACCAGCACGATAATGTAGTTAAAGTTGGGCCTGCATATGGAAGAAGGACATTTCAGATTGGGGTAACCTTTTCAACAACAACAAGCTTTGCATTTAACATGGCACAGAGTGGTAATGGAAGGAGAGTATCTGTAAACAACATAGGTAATTTTAGACAAGATGATTTATGGCATCATATTTTATTTTGTGTAGATTTAAGTTTATCACCAAATGAAAATAAAACAAAATTATTTGTAGATGGTAGTGAAGTAACATTAAGTGGTGCACTATCCTTAAGTAGTTTTCCATCGCATCCGGCTCCTTTAACAGTTGGAGGAACTACACAATCAAATAAATCATTTCAGGGTAATTTAGATGAAGTTGCTTTATGGAGTGGAGTAGATTTAAGAGATAACGTAGCAATTATATATAATAGTGGTGTTCCAAATGATCTCAATAGTAATGGATTAACTATTCCAACAACATATTATAGAATGGGTGATAATGACGGAGGTACAGGTACAACAATAACAGATAATGGTACTACTAATTATGATTTAGATTTTGTGTCTAATCCTATATTTGAAGAAGATGTCCCAAGTTAATTAATATTTATAAGAAAATGGCACATAAAGTATTTATCCGACACACTTATATCTATAAATGTAGTGATACTAAATGTGAGGGAGAGTGGAAAATAAATGAAGCTGATAATATTGAAAAATTAAGTTGTCCACATTGTGGAAAGCAAGATTATATAGAATATGTTAGAGTAGATCAACGTGAAAAATATAATAAAAAGTGGGGATAAAGCTTGGATATTGTAAAAATATTTCGTATACTATAACATAAATTTAAAAAATAAAAGTTATGTCAAAATTAATTAAAATGAAAAAAGAAAAAGTAAACAGTATTATAATTGCTACACTAGCAGTAGGATTATTTGTTTCTTACTTTTTTACAGGTTTTCTTGCACTTCCATTTGTAGCAGGGTTATTTATAGGTGAAAGATTTATTAACCCAATACTTTTCCCAACACAAGATGGAGAATAAAGAATTTAAATCAAGAAAAATTACAACTTCAGACGGAACAATAATGTATATGTTTAATGGAAAATTACATAATTGGGAAGGACCAGCATTAATTCCAGAAGGTAATATGAGAAAAAGAGAATATTATTTAAATGGAATTAAAATGTCAGAATCAGAGTATAAAGATGCTTTAAGAAGACGTGAAGGATTACCATGGTATAAAGGTTCTAGTGCTAATGCAAGATTTTAAAATAAAATATGGAAAATACTTACGAAAGAAAATATAAAGAAGAATTAACTGATTTACAGGATCAATTAATAAATTTACAAAATAATTTAATTAGTATGTGTAGTATTAGAGATGATATTTGGAGATATCACCCTAATAATGATAATTTTGTAAATCCTATTACTGAGTATGATAACATTGTTAGTGAAATTGATGAATTACAAAAAACAATTAGTAAAACAGAATTAAAAATTATTCATTTAAATTCAACAAATTAGTAATATGGCAATAGATATAGATAACGTATTTGGGCTATTTGGATTTGGAAAAGATAAAGGTAAGAATAAAAAACTTGAAACTGATTATTTTGAAGATTTTAAAAATACTCCTAAATTTAAAGTAGGAATGTTTTATAAAATGATTTGGGAAGGAAATAGTTTTCGTGATCAAATTTCTAACTTTTTTCTTAATTCTAATTTAGGAGATGTTCCTTCTGGGTTGGATGAAGCGGGTGATTATGTTATGTATACAAGAGCTTATTATTGGATACAAGAATGTAATTTACAAGATAAAGAATGGGAAGAAGCATTAAATTATTATCTTGATAGAGAACTTATAAACTGTATAAAATTATCTATAAAGTATTTTGAAGAAATAGAGGAGTTTGAAAAATGTGCTTTCCTTAAAAGATTACAAACATACTCGGAAAAACAAGAAGTTTTAAATAAGTTAAAAGAAACTTGATTTCTTAAAATATTGTTATTACCTTAAATTTATATTTAAATTATTAAATAAAAAAGTTTAATAAAAATAAATAAATAATTAAATAAAAAATGAAAAATAAAGAGTTATTATTAAGACGCATGCAAACTTTAGAAGGGCTACTTAAACGAACCAGAGTATACCTTAGTGAAAATCGTGTACAAGACGCTAAAAAAGTAATTGAAGAAATTCTTGAATTAAGACAGGATATGGAATCAATAGTAGAAAGAGAAAATTAAATCAAAATAAAAGTTATGAAATTAAAACCAGAACATATCCAAGCAAATTGGGAAATATTTTTAACTAATATTGAAGAACATATTTTATCTCCCAGAAAAGAAAAATTGTTAGATTTTTATAAAAAATATGAAGATCGTATAATATTAATGCCTGCTGCTCATAAAAAAGAATATCATAATGCATTCCCAGGTGGATATGTTGAACATGTAAATCGTGTTGTTGCGGCATCACTTAGAATTTATGACGTGTGGTGTGAATTTGAAATGGACAGGTCTACATTTACTATTGAAGAATTAGTATTTTCAGCTATTAATCATGATTTAGGTAAAATGGGTGATGAAGAAAATGAATCTTACATACCACAGACTGATAAATGGAGACGTGATAAATTAGGTGAAGATTATATGTTTAATAAAAAAGTCCCATTTGCTTCAGTTCCTGATAGAGGGTTATTTTTACTCCAATCACATGGTATACAATATTCATTTAATGAAATGTTAGCTATCCAGACACATGATGGTTTGTATGATGAAGCAAATAAAAAATATCTATTTTCATACATGCCAGAACAAAAACCACGTACATCTTTACCTTTTATAATACATCAAGCTGATTTAATGGCAGCTCGTGTTGAATTTGAACGTGAATGGTTACCAAAATTAAAGGGGGAACAAGGATCCTTGGATAAGCTAAAGGAAAATTATACATTAGGGACAACACCAAACACATCTAAAAAATTATCTACTAAAACAAAAGCTTTAGGTTCGATAAAAAGTGATGGTTTGAAAAACATGTTAGATAACTTATGATACCTTTAATAGTAGCAGTTTGTACCTTATCCGTTTTATCTATAATTTTAGGATGGACAACTTATAATTTAATGAAAAAACAAGAAAAATCAGAAGATATTCTTTTAGGTTATATGGAATATTTAGATAAATTTTCTAGAGTAATTGAAATTTCTAATAAAAAATTAAAAGAAGTAGATAATAGAAAAATATTTGAAAAAGATGATGATGTAGGGGTTATATTTGATTCGATTTTACAAATTCAAGAAATTTTAAATGAATTTACAGTAAAAAAGATTAAATGATTTATGGCCCCCCGCAAAGCAAAAAGTAAAAACTATTTTACTAAAGATACAGAGAATGCTATTATGTTATATAATAGTACTTCTTGTTCTCGTGAAAGAAGTAAAATATACGAAAAAGAAATACACTATCCTTTCTTTAAATTAACCCAAAACATTATACACACATTTAAATTTTACCATACAGAGGTAGAGAATTTAGAACATTTACAACATGAAATTGAAGTGTTTTTATTAGAAAAAATGCAATTATTTCATCCTGTAAAAAGTGCTGATAATAAAATTAGAAAAATAATACAAAAAGAATTTGGAGAACAATATAGTGGTAGTTTTATAGATTATATGCCTGAAAATGAAATTAAATGTTCTACTCAGGATATTCAAGATTATGTTAATACACTTAAGGTATCTTCAGAATGTTATAGTAAATTAATTAAAATAACCCCAGCTAAAGCATATTCATATTTTGGTACTATTGTAAAAAGGTGGTGTATATTATATAATGAAAAAAATTATAAAAAGAAAATTTCATCTGTTCCTGTTGGTGAATTAGAAAAAGATGATACACATTCATATTCAATAGATTATACTCCTGATGATAAATTATCATATTTTATAGATGAATTTACAAATTATATTTCAGATAATATATTTGAGTTATACCCTAAAAATATTGACGCACAGATTGCAGATTCAATATTAGAATTATTTAGAAAAAGAGATTCTATAGACGTATTTAATAAAAAAGCTTTATACATTTATATACATGAAATGTTACCTAATGTAAAAACTCCAAAAATAACTAAAATAGCTAATAGTTTATACAACATCTTTAAAAAACATTACATTTTTTATATAGAAAACGGATACATCAATTTCTAATTTTTTTATATTTTTATATTTATAAATAAATGATATGGGAAATCTAGAATCAAATATTTTTGGAAAGAAAAAATTTTCTGATATTCTAAAAGAAATTTACGATAATCAAAAGAAAAAAGAAGTTCAAATTTCTGCTTTAATAGGTGAACTAAAACCTTTAATTAATGATATTGGTGATGCTACTTTAGTAGTTCCTTTAATTAAGGAGTATATGGAATTAGGCATTAAAAATGATGAACAATTAATTAAAATGTCTACTATTATTCAACGTGCTTTATCCTCAAATAAATCAGAAGAAGAAGGGTTTGGAATGACTGAAGATGAAAAGAAACAACTTTTACAAGAAATAGAAAAATTTAAACCTAAAGGATAATGGCTATTTTAAAAAAAGGTATAGTAAATTCTACAAAATCTACTTTAGACTTATCCTCCCCTAACCAGGATAGATTAAATAAAAATATTGAAGGGTTAAATAGTAATAATATTTTAGTACGAGTTACTGATATAGTATTAAATGAATCACACCCTAAATTTAATGAAGTAGGTCAATTTAGTGGTATAGGAGCTATATTTTTTGAATCTTATACTTCTAATCAACCTATTACACCTATTACTTCTTTTGCTTTACCTTGCTCTGCTATTTTAAGATACCCTCTTATAAATGAAATAGTTACTTTAATAAAATCCCCAGGAAGAGAATATTCTAGTAATAGTTCAAAAGATCAATATTATTACCTTTCACCAATTCAAATATGGAATACCCCAAATCAAAATTCTAACCCTATATTATTACCTACTAAAACTATAAATAGTAATTATTCATCTAATAATAATGGAGAAATCTCCCAAGAGGGTAATGAACTTTTTACAGTTGATTTAAATAGTCCAACAGACAATTCTCAAGAAAAATTTATTGAAAAAGCTAATATTAGAAGTTTAATACCACAAATGGGTGATACTATAGTAGAAGGACGAAATGGTCAAAGCATACGCTTTAGTAATAATAGTGGTGATCCTATAACCTTTATTAGAAATGGGCAAAATAGAACAACCCCATCTTCTGGGTTTGAACCTATATCTGAAGATGTTAAAAATGATTTATCTTCTATTTATTTAACTTCTTATCAAAATATACCAAATTTAAGTCTAGAAACTGAAAAAGGTATTCCTTTTGTTTCTTATTCTACACCCCCAATAACCCCTTCACAATTTAATCAACCCCAAGTTATTTTAAATTCTGATAGAATAATAATTGAAGCTGAAACAGATAGTGTATTAGTAAGTGCTGGTAAATCCGTAGGGTTATTTTCAAATGAAAGTATTAACTTAGAATCAAAAAATATTAATATACATACTGATAATAGAATTAGATTAGGATCTAAAAATGCAGGTGAATCTGTTTTATTAGGTGATAAAACATATGATATTTTGGAATTTACTTTAAATATATTAGAAATTCTTACTGATACTTTAACCCCAACTCAAATATATCCAACAGGAGCACCTATTCCTGATGCTTCAACCCAAGCAGTAACATCTACTTTATCTCAAGCTATTAAAACAGTTAAAGAAAAAGTTTTAGTAAATATTAAATCTAATAAAGTTAAAGTAGAATAATGGCTACCCCCTCAGAATCTATAAATACTACCCATGATAAGGATTATGACTATAAAAAAGTTGTTCAAGAGGATGGTAATGTAACATATTTTTTTATAGGGAGAAGAAATAAACCTAAAGAACGTTTCCCTAATTGGACTGAAGCAGTAGATGATGGTAATTTTGGTACAATTAGAAGAAATGCTATAATAGAAAGGGTTAAATTTGATTTACCACCTAATTTATCACCCCCTGAAACTTCACAAACAAGCAATATAATTAAAAATTCTGAAGATCCAAATGCTAGTAGTTTATATGGAACTGTTGTAGATGAAAAAACTTTAGAACCTATTGAAGGAGCTGCTGTTGAATATGCTAGATATTCCACTACAACAGATAAGGATGGAAAATTTGTAATTAAATTACCATCTCCAAAAAAACAAGAACCTGTTTTACTCCAAGAATGTCTTAATACCACCCACGATTCAGCATATAATTATAAAAAATTAACATACTCAGATGGTAGAGTAGAATATTATTTTAAAGGTAAAACTGGTGAATTTAAACAAAATTTTCCAAATTGGACAGAAGCTCCTCCTGATACTTTAGTGGGAAAAACATCAGGTACTATAAATAGAGATGCTATAGTTGAAAAAGTTAAGTTTAAAAATTGCCCACCAATTGAAATTAAAGAATCTTCTACCTTAAATGATAACATAGATACTCCACCAACCCCAACAGAAACACCCCAAAATACTAACTCTCAATTAAGAGAAATATCTGGTGAAATTCAAATTAGTGATACTGACCCCGGAGCTACAAATTATAATGGTCTTATAAGATTAGTTAAAAATGAAATAGGTGATATAACAACTCCTCCTTATCAAACTCGAACTGATTTTGATGGTAAATTTAAAATCTCAGTACCTATAGATGGTAAATTTATTCAGGCTAAAAAGCCTAATTCTACTCAAACTATAGTTTTACCATTAACTCAAGAAACAAACTATAATTTTGATTTTTCAAACCAGGCAAATGAAGGAGTAATTCAAGAACAGGTAGAAACTACTGTAACCGCTTCTCGTCCTAATTTAGAAATTAGTGCTACTGACTATGAATCCAAATCAATCCCAGTTATAAAAGGAGATGGTACTTTAAAAAATAATTTTGGAGTTATTCCTTTAAAAACAACTAAAGCTGATTTAGATAAAGAAATTATTGATACCTCTCTTCCTGAAGTTGAAGATATTAAAGAATTAACTAAAAATAAAAAAGATTTTAGGTGGCATTTGAATCAAAAGCTTATAGATTTACTTAATAGGTTAAAAAATATTCTTTTACCTATCATATTAACTATGATAGCAAAGTTTGGTATAACAAAAGTACAAGAATTAATTAAACAAGGAAAAAACAAAGCTGAAGATGTACCAAATAAAATTTGTCCCCCTAAAGAAGAAATTGAAAAAATTATAAGGCGTAAAAATAAATTTGTTAAACAAATTAATAATTCTTTAAAATTGATTGATACAACTCTTACAGTTTTAGGCATAGCTCGTAGTTTTATATCTATAGCTATAGGAATCATAAGAGGAATAGATATAGCACAACTTGCCCTTCCAACTGCAATCCCCGGAGTAACAGCAGGAGCTATAACTAAAGTAGATGATGTAAAAAAATCCACTCAAGATAGGTCCGAAATTACAAAACAAAGTATTGATGGAACAATTGGGGTATTAAACTTACTTAGAATTACTTTAACTCAAATTGTAAATTATCTTAGTTTACTAGATAGCCTAATCCAAGATTGCCTCCCAGATAGTGAAATTGAACAAGAACAAATTGCAGCTGAGTTAATAGCTTTAACTCAAGAACAATCAAACCAACAATCTCCCGTGGTTACCACAGTAAATGGTTTTACCATGGGTGTAGAAACTGAAGTAACTACAAATCCTTTAAAACGAAGAAGAGCAACAGCAACAAACCCTAGTGGTGTAGTAATGTTAAGAGGAGAATATTCATTTAGTTCAGTTGACCAAATACTTATAGATGAATTAGTATTCTATATACAAGTAAATGATTTAAAAGCAGATTAACCCTATATTTATAAACATATATGAAAACCGAAGTACTTAAAAAATTAATTAAAGAAGCAGTAAAAGAAGCAATTCAAGATGAATTGAAGGATATTTTATTAGAAGCTGTTAAAGCTCCTAAAACACAAGTTGTAAGAGAATCTATACAACCTATTACAACTCCTCCACCATCTCCAAAACCTACCTATACAGAACCTACTATGGGTATGAAACAAAAATATGCTGATATAATAGGTGAAACTGCTATAAGTATGACTAGTAAAGATGTTCCTTCTTTTAACCCACAAGGAGTAGATCCTATAAATGGAGATTTAGGTAGTGGAGAAGTTGAAATGAATACAATAATGGGACTTTTAAATTCTAAATAATGGCATTTAACCCAAAACAAATATATCCAGATGATTTAAATCCTAGCAAAGCTATTGGGATAGATCTTCCTTTAAATGGTAATGCTGTTTTTAAACCTAATTTTCAAACTAAAGATGCTATAAAAAGCAGTTTATTGAATTTTTTTTTAACTAACCCTGGAGAAAGATATTTAAATCCCTTATTTGGAGCAGGATTAAGGTCATTTATATTTGAACAAATAGAAGATAATAATATTAGTTCTTTAACAAGTACTGTTAATTCTTTACTTCAACAATATTTTAATAATATTAATGTAGAATCTTTAGATATACTAAAACAAGAAGATAATAATACTATAATAATAGTTTTAAAATATTCAATTATAAATACAAATATTAATGATACTATAAACATTCAATATTAAAAATGTCTCAATTAAATAGAAATATAAGATACATAAATCGTGATTTTAATGATTTTAGATCTAGATTAATAGATTATTCTAAAACTTATTTCCCAAATACTTTTAGTAATTTTTCAATATCTTCTTTAGGAATGATGTTTATGGAACAAGCATCATATGTAGGTGATGTTTTAAGTTTTTATTTGGATAATCAACTACAAGAAGGATTTATTCAATATGCTAGACAAACTAATAATATATTTGAATTAGCATATATGTTTGGTTATAAACCTAAAACAACAAGTACTGCTCAAGTAGAATTAGAAATATTTCAACAATTACCTGCTAAAAATATAAGTGGTGATTTTTTTCCTGATTATGATTACTCTTTAGAATTTCCACCTAATACTCAAGTAGAAGGCAACGGTCAAACTTTTTTAATACAAGACCCAATTGACTTTTCCAGATCTAGTTCCCAAGATCCTACTGAAGTATCAATATACCAAACAATAGGAACTCAACCTGCTTATTTTCTTTTAAAGAAAAAAAGAATAGCTATTTCTTCTACTATTAAAACAACCTCTTTTAATGTAAATGCTCCTGTACCTTTTTTAACATTAAATATATCAGATAATAATATTATTAAAGTTTTAGATATTGTAGATGGAGATAATAATGTTTGGTATGAGGTAGATAATTTAGGTCAAGAAATGGTTTTTAATTCTGTAAAAAATACAAACATAAATGACCCTAATAGAGGTAATGATGCTCCTTATATTTTAAAACTTTTAAAATCTCAATATAGATTTTCATCACGTTTTACTTCTTTAAACAATTTACAACTCCAATTTGGAGTAGGTTCTCCTAATGATAATAGTGAAGATATTATACCTAATCCTAATAATGTAGGTCTAGGTTTACCTTTTAAACAAGATAAACTAACATCTGCTTATTCTCCTACTAATTTTCTTTACACAAATACTTATGGAATAGCACCTTCAAATACTGTTTTAACAGTAAGATATTTAACTGGTGGAGGAGTTAGTACAAATGTAGAAGCTAATACTTTAACTAGTTTAAGCAATTCTTCCCCTAATTATTTATTAACTAATCTTAATGCTACAACTGCTAATTATATAAGAAATTCTATATCTGTAAATAATCCTCAACCCGCTACAGGTGGTAAAGGAGGGGATACTATTGAAGAAATTAGACAAAATACTTTATCTTTAGTAGCATCACAAAAAAGATCTGTTACCTCAGAAGATTATTTAATTAGAGCTTTAAGTATGCCTTCGGATTTTGGTTCAATAACTAAAGCTTGCATTGAAAAACCTAAAATTACTGATGAACAAATATCAACAATAGAAACTCTTTGCCTATATGTTCTTTCTCAAAACTCACAAGGCCAATTTGATTATGCAGGGAGTACTTTAAAACAAAACTTACGAACTTATTTATCACAATATAGGATGATAGGGGATAGTATTGAAATTAAAGATGCTTATATTATTAATATAGGAGTTGAATTTGAAATTATAGTATTACCTAATTTTAATAATAATAATGTTTTAGATAAATGTATTATTTCCTTACAAGAATATTTTAATAGAAATAACTTCCAGTTAAAACAACCAATATTTTTAAAAGATTTATTTATTAGATTAGACAAAATAGAAGGAGTACAAACTGTAAAAAATATAAAAATAACTAATAAAGCTGGAACAACATCTGGATATTCTCAATATGCTTATGATATAGATGGAGCTACTCAAAACCAAGTTATCTATCCTTCTTTAGACCCTAGTATATTTGAAATCAGATACCCTAATCAAGATATTAAGGGTAGGGTAGTTCCTTTATAACTGCATATTTATAATAAAATATTATAAATGGCCGTTTATAAAATCTTTCCTACTAAAGATGCTACTCTTTATTCTTTATACCCTTCTATGAATACGGGGTTAGATGCTATACTTGAAGTTTCTAATATTAGAAATATAGACCTCAAACCTGATGTTGCAAGGTATTTAATTGAATTTGATACAGATGAAATTAAAGATACTATAGATAATAAAATTTTAGGTAGTACATTTGATGTATTTTTAAGAAACTATGTTTCAACAGCCCAAGGTATAAATGCCGATGTTGAATTAGAAGTATTTGCTGTAGCCCAATCTTGGAATAATGGTACAGGCCACTATTTAGACATACCTGAAGTTAATGATGGTGTTTCATGGAAATTTAGAAATTTTCTTTCTGGATCTAGTTGGAGTATGAGTGGGAATGTAGGGGGATATGGTTTTACAGGTTCTTTTGATCCGTTAAATTCTCCACTAGGTGGTGGTAGTTTTTTTACTTCTTCAAATTTAATTCCTCAAGTAACTGAATCTTTTGGTTTAAGATCTAATAAAGATTTAGAATTAAATGTTAAAGAATTTACAAAATTATGGTATAGTGGATCTATTCCTAATTATGGATTTTTAACAAAATTAAGTTCTAGTGCTGAATTTCATCCTAGCAGTAGTATGCAACCTATTTTAAAATACTATAGCGTAGATACAAATACTATTTATCCCCCTCAACTTGAATTTAGATGGAGAGATTATAGCTCTGTTCTTACTGGTTCTCTTTCTGGAAGCATAGTGTCTACTAAACAAATTAAATTATCATTAGATGATAATCAAGGTGAATTTCAACCTAGTAGTATAAATAGATTTCATGTAAATGTAAGTCCTTTATATCCAACACGAACATATCAAACTAGTTCTTTATTTACTAATACTAATTATTTACCAACTTCTTCATTTTATGCAATAAAAGACTTGGCTACTAATGAATTTGTTATTAATTTTGATACTCAATATACTCAAATTAGTTCCGATAGTAGAGGAAATTATTTTGATGTTTATATGAGTGGACTAGAACCTGAAAGATATTATAAAATTTTAATTAAAACTGAAATAGATGGTTCTACTTTAATACTTGATGATGATTATTATTTTAAAGTTATTAATGGATGAGCGAAAGTATAGAATTTAGTAAACAAGTATTTAATAAAAGCCAATATAATAAGATTATTGATACTTCTTTTAAACAATTAGGTATTAAATCACCTTTACAACAAATTGAAGAAACCCCTTCAGTTAATGACTTTTTTCAAATGTATAATGAATTATTTTATGATATTCCTGAAACAGGACCTACTAATTCACATGAGTTTTTAATCCAACGAAGTAGTGAATATATTAATTTTGAACCAAATAATGAAGAAATAGAAGCTTTACAAAATGAAATAGCTCAATTAAGAACTGAATTATTAGATACTCAAAGGCAATTAATAGAAGCAGAAACAGGAGTTATTGTAGATGAATTACCTAATAATACTTCATTAAATTCAACTACCTCAACTAGTAGTGGGGCTACAACTGGTGGATCTTCAGGTGGTAGTGGGGGTGGATACTAAAATATTAAAATAAAAAATGGCAACAGAAGTTAATTTAATAAGTACTGATAGTTTTGATCCACAAGGTTATAGTAGCCAAGATAATAACTTAGTATCTTCTCAAGAGATTAATACATCTTTTTCTACAAAAAGCTATATAGAACTTAATATATATAATACTAATAATGAATTACTATTAAATGATTTATCATTTTCTCAATATCGTATTATAAATGATGGACAATCCTCTTTAACTAATGAAATATCTAAAATTGAATTAAATCCTGAAAATATTTTGCTAAGCTATGGATTTGATCAAGGAGAATATATTACCTATTTTAACTTTTTTAATAAACAAATAGGATCAGAACTTCAAAATTTATATATATCTGAAATATCTTCTGATAGAACAGAAATTAGATTAGATAGTAATAACTTTTCTAATCTTGATTTAACTGATCAAACTCTTGAGTTTATTCAACAAAGAGAAAATAGTGAGTATTTTATAGACTTTTATGTAAATTTTGGAAATAATCAACTTTATATAGCTAATAATATTAGACTAGATAATAGTGATCCTTCTAATCCAACTATATTAATTAAACTATATAACCCTCTTCCTTTAGGTTTTAATTTAAAAGATACTTTATGGGTTGTAACTCTATTAGAAGAATCTAGAGCTTATCAAGTAACTTTTGAGGATGAAATAATAGAAATTAATGATGGTACTATAACAATTAGTGGGCCTAATTTTAATATAGATTTAAAGGATCAAGTAAATAATTCAACAGGTTTACTTTCTTATAATAATTTAATTTCTGCTAAACAAACAAGCTCATTAGATCAAATAAATAATTTATTAAGTAAAAAAGAAATTGATATAAATGTTGATTATACCCAATTCTCAGAATTTATTCATTTTAGCTCAGCCCAAACTCGCTTAGAAAATTTTTATTATAAAATAGGTTTATTAGAAAGTTATTCTTCTTCTTTAGCTACTTTAGATAAAATAACTTCTACCCCAAATCTTAGTAGTAGTAAATCTAGTTTTGAAGGAAAAATAAGTGATATTATTAAAAATTTTGATGGGTATGATTATTTTTTATATTATGAAAGTAGTTCTATAGCATGGCCTAAAACTACTTCTACTAAACCTTACCAATTAGCTAAAAGAGATAGTATAGAAGTAAGTAATTGGTTTGGTAGTATAAATGAAAATAGTCCTATTTATGGTGGATTAATACTTTCAGCTTCATTATTTGATAATGAGAACAAAGATAATTTAAAATTTTCTATCCCTGAATATTTAAGAGATGACCCAGATAATTCCCAATATGAACTATTTGTTGATATGGTTGCTCAACATTATGATAATATTTGGATATATCATAAAGAATTAACTCAAAAATATGATGCTGATAATCGTTTAGAACAAGGTATATCAAAAGATATAGTTGCTGATGCTATCAGAGATTTTGGAATCAAATTATACCAAAATAATTTTTCAAATGATGATTTATATACAGCATTTTTAGGATTAACACCTGATGGAAGTTTATTCCCTTTCCCAAATATAACAGGATCTTTACCTACACCTACAGGATTTGAATATGTTAATACTTTAATATCTGCTTCTAATGATATTATACCGTTAGATGATGTAAATAAGTCGTTATATAAACGAATTTATCATAATATACCATACTTATTAAAAGCAAAAGGTACTCTACCTGGTTTACGCGCTCTTATAACTTCTTATGGTATTCCTGATACTATATTAAGGATAAATGAATATGGGGGTAAAGATAAAATTAATGTAAATGATTGGGATCATTGGCAAAGAGAATTTAATTTTGCTTTTTCTACAACAGGAAACAATTTTATATCTTCTTCTTGGCACATTAATAGTGATTTCCCACCCTATACTGGATCAGGTGGTCTACCTGATGTCCCAAATCAAATAGCATTTAGATTTAAAACTAATGGTTTACCTACATCTAATATCCCTCGATCTCAAAGTTTATGGCATTTAAGTGGAAGTGGAGTTGGTGAAAGTCTTATAGCTTTAAGATATGAAGGTACAGGATATATTAGTGAATCTTATAGTGGTTCAATTAAAGATCCTTTTTGCGAATATGCTTATTTAGATTTCTATCCAGATTTAGAAACTTCCTCTTCAATTTCTGCTAGTGTATACTTACCATTTTTTGATGGAGGATGGTGGTCTATAGCAGCAAGTAGAGATGATACTTCTTCTAAAAATTTTACACTAAGAGCAGCTAATAAACTTTATGATGAAGGAGATAATAGTACAGAAATAGGTTTTATATCCTCATCTGTAATAAACCATCCTACTCGTATAGGAAGTTGGAGAGAAACAGGCTCAATAAGTTATTTTCCTGCTTCTTCTAGTGTTTTAACTAATTATACTCCTTTTTCAGGATTATATCAAGAAGTTAGATACTATCTGAATCCTATAAGTGAAAATGTATTTAAGGATTATACAATGAATCCCCATTCAATTGAGGGTAATACAATAAATTCATCACCAAATGAATTAGTTTTTAGAGCTTCTTTAGGAGGAGAATTATATACTAGTTCTTTTTCTATACATCCTAAAATAACAGGTTCATGGGTTGTAACCCAATCTTTTAGTGGAAGTAATGGTGGATTTAGTAATTTTAATTTTAATAGTACTCCAACTTTTATATCTAATGCAGAAACATTTTTTGCTGACCAACCAATAGCAGGTATAAGAAATATAGTTGGAGATAAAATTAGAATAGAAAATAACGTAATACCTGAGGGTAATACTTTATCACCTTTTATGTCATTATCTCAAATGACAAATATATCTCAAAGTTATACCCCTGGTATAAATTATTTAGAGGTAGCATTTTCTCCACAAAATGAAGTAAATGAAGATATAATAAATCAAATTGGATTTTTTAATATAGGAAATTATATTGGTGACCCAAGATTAAGATCATCTTCAGCTACTTCATATCCTGATTTAGATAATTTAAGAGATGATTATTTTGAAAAGTATACTAAAAATTATAATTTAAAGGATTTTATACGTTTAATAAAGTTTTTTGATAATTCTTTATTTAAAATGATTAAAGATTTTGTACCTGCACGTGCAAGTCTTTCTTCTGGGGTTATAGTTAAACAACATTTACTTGAAAGAAATAAATATCCTCAACCTCAACTTTCATTTTCAAATCTTGAAATTAGTGGTACTGTTAAACCCCAATGGAATGATTATAAAGAAGAAAAAATAGTTAGAGCAGTTGGTGGAACAGGAGGAATGTTTGATGTAGTTAATGGAACTCAATTTCACCCTTCAGGATCTTTAGGTAATGGTCCTAATAATAGATTTAATATAACTCAAAGTTGGAGTGAAACTATTCCTACTTTATCTGGATCTGTTATAAAAACCTATTCTAACCAAGATGAATTTTATGATGGTGAATTTAGTGGGTCTGAAATGATAGTTTCTACTCAAAATTTAAATGCTGGATGTGATCCTTATAAAAAAATAAATCCAAGATCCTTAGCTTATACTGGGGTAAGAATTTATAGTTCAAGTGCAGTAGGTGAAAGTTATGCGTTTGATAAATTTATAGATGATAATAATAGACCATTAAATGGACATATATCAATGTATTATGATACAATAGCATTTCCTCTACCCATTCCTAATTCAAACTCTTAAAAATAAAATAAATGTCAGACGGAGTAAGATATATAAAAATAGCTAAAATAGATGCAAATGGTATTGACCAAACAATTACCCTTCAATCTTTAGAAAATTTAACTATCCCATTTAGTACAGGAGATATAAAATATGAAATTCTTTCTATAACTGAAAAACCAACTTTTTTCTTATATTATGTAAATCCAGAAAATGTAGAATGGAATGATAAATCTAATATAAAATATTCTTTTTCTAGTTCATATAGTGGAAATCAATCTTTACCTTTTTTAGGTACTCCTCAGTTAACATCAACGTTAGATAATCAAGGTTTCTTTTTAGAAGGAGGATCAAATAGTAATGGTCTTGGTAGTAATGCTGCACCTACAGATTCTTATAGAATATTAACTTATCCACAAAAAGATTTAAATATTAATATTTCTTCAAGTGTACAATTTGAAATTGAAGCAAGAAATCCTACAACAAGTGTAACAGCATCTGTAAGAATAGTTTCTTCCCCCTTAACTCCTGGACTAACTCCTGGGTTTAGTGGAACTTCTCAACCAACAGTATTAGCATCCTCTCTTTTATCTTCTTCAATACAAGATTTAGATTCGTCTACTTTTATATTTACGGGATCCTATAACCTCTCCGCTATTATTGCTTCTTCTAGTTTTAACCCTGGTGATTGTGTATATTTTCAAATTTTTCCTCAAGTAGATGGTAATGGACCTTTTACTGGATGTTCTTTTAAAGCTCCTATAACTTTTACAAATGGTTTATTTAATATTTCTTCTTCTGAAGCAGTAAATTCACAAGTTGGAATAATAGCTGAACCATATTTTGGTTCTAATGATTTTAAAAGAGCGCTTGATTGTCAACCCTTATTAAATAATGCTGAAAAAGTTAGAAAACATAATTTATATATGGATATAGATTATTCTGCTGGGGCAACTGAGCCTGTTAATTTTGGTTTATTAATAAGTGAAAGTGCTGCAAGAGCAGAAGTTCAGTTTTCAAATTATACAACACGAAGACACGTAATACCTCGTTACGAAGGTTCAAGAACTACTTCTCAAAGATTAAATAGTTGGACTGAAGGAGATACTGGTACATTTGGTAAATTACCCACAGTAGATTCTTTAGATGCTAACATATATGAATTTGAGTGGGGTGGTGGAACTTCACCTGAAATTCCTGGGTTTGGGGCACTTAAAATTGGGAAAATATTACAAGTAGGAAAAAAGGATGCTGTTAAAACTATAAAACCAAATGAAGGACTTAACACTGTTATTATAAACTATGACTACCCCGCTATATATAATAGATCCTCTTCTATTAGCCAAAGTGTAAGTAATTATTATTATATATTAGATAGTAATGTACCTTTTAATTCTGATATTTCTTTAAATCTTTACCCTAACCCAACAGCAGGTTCAAACCCCGTACTACCCCAAGTTTCTAAAATATTAACTACTAATTTTGGTGTACCTACTAATAGTAGTTACGTAGTTACAAGTAGTACCTCTGGTTATACAATTGGAACAAATGATAAATATATTGAATTAAATAATGCCGATAAAACATTTGTACAAGGTTTAAATAGTAGTTATGCATTAAGTGGAACATCAGGATCTTGGACATCAGGCTCTGCTGGTAATGTTACTGATATTATTTTAAATGACCTTAATAATGGAGAAAGATGGTTTGTAACTTTATTCCAAAATGGTATTTCTTTCCCTTTTGATTCTTCAACCCTCATTCCAGAAAATAGAGGGTTTATTAACAATAACTTTGATAATAGTTTTAGAGGAGTACTAGCATCAAGGGGAGTATTTGAAATAATGGGATTAAAACATACTACTAGCAACAGAGTGTTATTATATGTAGGTAGAATTTTTAAAGACCCCCCATACGATGATGAAGGAGTTGGTAGTATGCTAATTTGGAAAGCTAGATCTGTAGGTAAAAATGATTTTGTAATAGTACAAGATGAAATAACTGGAGGAGTTGGTGCTGGGGCTTTTACAACACCATTTACAACAAAAGAAATAAAAGATAATTTTGATGAAATTACTAAAACATATGGTGCTAATACTAATTAATAAAAAAAGTTTGTTTTTATAATATTTATTAGTATATTGCAATAATAATTAAAATAAAAAATGGGATATTTAAATAACCAAGTCATAACAGTTGACGCTATATTAACAAAAAAAGGAAGAGAATTATTAGCTAAAAATGATGGTTCTTTTCGAATTACACAATTTGCTTTAGCAGATGATGAAATAGATTATACTCTTTATAACCCAACCCACCCCTCAGGATCTTCTTTTTATGGTCAAGCAATTGAAAATATGCCTTTACTTGAAGCATTTCCAATTGAAACCCAAATAATGAAATACAAATTAGCTACTTTACCACGTGGGACAGCTAAATTACCTGTACTTGATTTAGGATATTCTGCTATTACTTTAAAACAAGGTGCTTCACTTGCTCTTACCCCTCAAACCTTAAACTTTTTAGGCAATAACCAAACATTTGAAACTTCAGGATATTCAGCAACTATTTCTGATGTAAGATTAATGTCTACATTTAATGGTATTGGTATTAATACAGAAGCAGCCCAAGCAGCTAATTCTTCTACTACTACATTAGGAACTAATGTATCTAGAACAGTTATTGGGTCTCAAATTAATTTAAGAGCAACAACTGTAAATACTCTATTTGGTACTAATACTTCTTTATCCTCTACTTTAACAATAGTTGGATTAGATAGTGGAGCAAGATTAACTATCCCAGTAAATATAACAAAAACCGTTACTGACTAAAAATTAAAATATGTCATTTAAAAGATTTGATCCCGAAGATTTTGTAGTAAGTAGTGATTCGATTACTTCTACTTTATGGTCTACAGGTGCACCTACATTAACACAATTTTTTACTTCTTCTGTTCAAAAAGCAGGTTCATCTGGAGATTATTATTTAGCTGTTTACCAAACATCATCAACTTTAGCTTCTTCTACTCCACAATTTGAAATTGCTTATGCAGATGATAAAGGAAGTGGTAGTGTTTTATATGATAGTGTAGTTGCAGGTAAATCCCCATCATTAACTACGTATGGGCAATATAGAACTTTAATATTAGAAGATGAAAATAAAACTTTTACATTTGGTACTGGTACTAATCTTTTAACTGCTACACATTATTGGGTAGTAAATGTTGATAGAGCACAATATAAAGAAAGTCTTTTCCCTGGATCTTTAAATTTAAAACTTTCAGGATCAAATGGTATAATTAATTTAACAGATGATTCTCAAGATAATCCTGTCAATACATTTTTAGGCTCTTCAAGAGTTTTCCAATTAATTTCAGGATCAAATGGTACATCACGTGGTTTAACAAACAGTGGATATGTTGCTAATTCAGGATCTTATGGTTTAGTATTCCCAGATTTAGGAACTATTTTAATTAACCCAGATGCTGTTTCTCAATCAATCCATGTTGATACTGCAAGAAATTCAAATACAAATGATGATAATCCTACAACATTATTAAATGCTATGGAGTTAGGAGCTAGTTTCCAATTAAATTCAGAAGAAACTATTACATCTGATTATATATTTGTTAGAGCAAGAAATAGTGAATTTAATTACTCTGAAAACCCTTCATTTATATCAGGATCAACAGGTGAAGTAATATATACCCAATTTGTTAATCATCCCCAAGTGTATGCTACTACTGTGGGAATGTATAATGATAGTAATGAATTATTAGCTGTAGCTAAACTATCAAGACCTTTATTAAAAGATTTTACTAAAGAAACTTTAGTTAGAGTTAAGTTAGATTTTTAAGATGAATGAGCGTTTATTTAAAACCTTTTACTACTTCTGATGTTATTATCTCACCATTTGAGGTAAACAAATCTTTTATATTTAAAGGTAATTCTGAACTTACTTCTTCTAATGTATCCATAGATAGATATATAGGCCAAAATTTAACTTCTTCTTTATTTATTTCAGGTTCAAACCCTACAGGGTATATTAAATCTCAAAATAAAAAATTAGTTTATGAATCTATTAAACAATTATATTATTCCAACTATATAAAAGATGAAAATGGTTCTCCTGCTAACACAGCATCATTTAATAATGATGGAACAGTAACAGGACCTAGATATACTCCTAATTATTATAATTATTTAACTACAACTTTATTAGCTGATAGATTTTTCCCAACAGGACCAAATCATGTTATTGGTATAATTTCTATTCCTTCAAATTTATATGGTGAATATATTAAATTAAATTCTGTAACATTATCTACCTCTAATTATACTATATCTGATGATGGAAATGGAAATATGCTTTCTGGTTCGAAAAAAGTAGGAGATATAATATACGAACACGGTATGATAATCCTAACAAATGATGGAATTGATCCTGAAGGGGATCAAGGATATGGTACTGTAATTTATGGAACAGGCACTTATGGAGTTGATGATACTAATTTTATAAATGATTTTATTGATAATTCAAATTTTACTTGTTCATTTGAAAGCACAACAACAGTATATGAATCACAATATAAATGCACATTACGCCAAAATGAATTTAATTTTACCCAAAACCCAACTATAATATCAGGTAGTTCTTTAGATAGTACTTTATATAATTTTGCTACAGGTTCATATTTTTCTCCATATGTAACTACAGTAGGAATGTATAACAATGCTAAAGAGTTAATTGCGGTAGCAAAGTTAGCACAACCCCTCCCAATTTCTCAAGTTACAGATACATCAATTCTTGTTAACTTAGACTTATAAAATCATGAACTGGACATATAATAAAAAACAAATTGAGGATCTTTCTCATTTTCCAAATAATACTTACGGATTTATTTATAAAATAACTCATGTTCCTACTAATAAATCTTATATTGGTAAAAAAGTATTATTTCATAATCGTAAAGTAAAACTAACTAAAAAAGATTTAGCCCTATACGAAGGTGTAGTAGGTAGAAAACCTGCTTATAAAATTGCTACTAAAGAATCAGACTGGAAAACATATTGGGGGTCAAATAAACCACTCTTAGAGATATTAAAATCAGAATCTCAAGAAAATTTTACTAGAGAAATTTTAAAATTTGCATCAACAAAAAAATTATTAACATATTACGAAACACAAGTTTTATTTGTATATAGAGTTTTAGAAGAACCTGAAATGTATTATAATGATAACATTTTAGGTAAGTTTTTTAGAAAAGATTTTGAGTAGTCAAATCTATTTCATACATTATCTAATATGGTAAATGAACTACTAGTTAATCTAGTAAATAAGGTTTTAGGTCGAGGAAAACGTACTGCAAGAGGTAATCAAGCTTATACTTGTCCCTTTTGCCATCATCATAAACCAAAATTAGAAGTTAATTTTACTGAAAATAAAAAAGGGATTAATTTATGGCAATGTTGGGTATGTGGTAAAAAAGGTAAAACTGTAAAAAGTTTATTTAAGCAATTAAAAGTATCATCTGATTATTATCAACAACTAGGTAAATTAGTAAAAAATGTATCTGATGAAAATTTTATTTCTACGAAAGTAGAACAGTTAGAATTACCTAAAGAATTTAAAAAATTTGTAAATAATAAGGATATTATAGCAAAACATGCTTATTCTTACTTAAAAAAAAGAAATATTACTCCACAAGATATTTTAAAATATAATATAGGGTATTGTGACTATGGGCGATATTCAAACATGATTATTATACCTTCATATGATGAATATGGTAAATTAAATTATTTTACCGCAAGATCATTTGAAAAAGATCCTTATATAAAATACCGTAATCCTGATGCTTCACGCGATATTATACCGTTTGAATTATTTATTAATTGGGATTTACCTATTATATTATGTGAAGGACCTTTTGATGCTATGGCTATTAAACGTAATGTTATACCGTTATTTGGTAAAAATATACAACCTAGTTTAATGAAAAAACTAGTTGAATCTAAGGTAGAAAAAATATATATTGCTTTAGATAACGATGCAATAAAACAAGCTTTAAAGTTTTGTGAACAACTTTTAAATGTTGGAAAAGAAGTTTATTTTGTTGAATTGCAAGGGAAAGACCCAAGTGAGTTAGGTTTTGAAAAATTCACTAAATTAATACAAACAGTTACTCCATTAACTCAATATTCACTTATGGAGAAAAAATTATCTCTAATATGAAAAAGAGAAACATTAAAAAATCTTACAATCGAATTTTAGAAATCTCAGAAGATGCTCAACAGATAACCCTACCTGACTCTAGATATTATCGTAGAAATGGTAAATATTATCCTTCTGTAACATATGTTTTAGGTTATTACCCTAAAGGTAAATTTTTTGAAGATTGGCTTAAAAAAGTAGGATATAGTGCTGACTATATTGTTAAAAAAGCAGGTGAAGAAGGTACTCAAACACATGAAATGATTGAAGCTTATTTAAATGGAGAAGAATTAAACTTTTTAGATAAAAACGGACGCCCACAACACCATCCTGATGTTTGGCAAATGTTTTTAAGATTTGTTGAGTGGTGGGAAGAATATAACCCTACACTTATAGAAACAGAGGTACATTTATTTTCAGATAAACTTAAAGTAGCAGGTACTTGTGATATGGTTTGTGAAATAGATGGTGAATTATGGATTATAGATTTTAAAACATCTAATAATTTACAAACAACTTATGATTTACAAACTGCAGTTTATGGACAAATGTATAAAGAATGTTTTGGTAAAGAAGCAAACCGTTATGGTATCTTATGGTTAAAATCTAGTAAAAGGAAAAATTCAAAAGATAAAATGCAAGGTAAAGGATGGGAAATGTATGAATCAAAACGTTCTCAAGAAGAAAACTTAGATATATTTAAAACTGTAAAAAAATTATTTGATTTAGAAAACCCCACACATTCTCCTAAGTTTACTGAATTTAAAACAACAGCTAAAAGAAACTTGTAATATTTATAAGCATGATAAGTCTTATTCAATTACTAAAAGAATCCCAAAAAACCCCTAAAGTTATATTTATGGCTGGACCTGCAGGAGCAGGTAAAACATATGTATTAAATCAGTTAGGATTACAAAACTTTAAAGTAATTAATGTAGATGATGTATATGAAAAATTGCTTAAAGATACTTTAGGTAAAGAAGATTTTGGCTCTATGTCACCTGAAGAATTATCAACAGCGGGTAAACTAATGGGTAAAGCTAGGGTTGTTACTAGAGAAAAAGAAACTCAAGCATTAGAAAATCTTGAAAACATAATAATTGATGGTACAGGTGCTGCCTCAAGACCCTTACTTAAGAAAAAACAACAATTAGAAGATTTAGGGTATAATACATTTATGGTTTTAATTTATGTATCTCCTATGGTATCTTTAAAAAGAAATGCTCAAAGAGGTAGAAGTTTACCTACATCAGCTGTTTTAGCTAGTTGGGATGGTGTAATGAAAAATATAAATTTATATAAACAAGAATTTGGTAGTAATATTACTTTAATAAATAATGATCCTGAAAATGCTGATAAGTCTTTTGATCCTAATTCTATTATAAAATTATTCCCACAACCTAAAGGTAAACCTAAAACCCCAGAGGAAAGGGCTAAATCAAAAGCTAAAAAAGAACAAATAAACCAGAATATAAAAGCTCTTTTAAATGCAGAACGTGAATTTGATACTTTAAATGTAGCAAAACAAAAAATTAATGGATTCGTTAACTAGATCACTTATTAAAGATCTTTTACCTGAAAGTATAGAAGGTAAAGAGGTTACTGCTGTTTTTGGTGGTGGGTTTAAACCACCAACATCTGGACATCTTTTAGTAATTCAAAAAGCACTTCAAGACCATCCTGAAATAGATAATATTATAATTTATGTTGGTAGTAAAGCAAGAGATGGGATTACACAAGATCAAGCATATAAAATTTGGAATGAATATTATAAATCTTTAATTGATAAACCAGTTAGAGTAGAAAAATCAGTTTCCCCAATTGGAGATATTTATAGATATGCTAAAGACAACCCTGAAGATTCTATATATTGGATTATAGGAGCAAGAGAAGGTAGAGAAGATGATTTACAAGACATATCATTAAGATCTGTATCTATAGACAAATACCCTAATTTAAATTTAAAAACAATATCTACTCCAGATAGGGGTATGAGTGGTACTAATGCTAGACAAGCATTAATAAACAATGATAAAGAAGCTTTTAAATCTTTTATACCTAGCAATGCTAATCAAGATGAAATTTGGAATATCTTAACTTCTACACCTTTAAATGAAGGTGACCCTAAAAAAGGTACAGGTAAAAAACCTAAAGGGTCAGGTAGACGTTTGTATACAGATGAAAATCCAAAAGATACTGTTAAAGTTAAATTTTCTACAAGACAAGATATAATAGATACTTTAAATAAAACTTCATTTAAATCTAAATCACATGCTCGACAATCTCAAGTAATCAATTTAATACATCAAAGAGTAAGAGCAGCTTTAAGTAGAACAAAAGATCCTAAAAAGAAAGCTAAATTACGTTCTGCTTTTGAATATATTAAAAAACGTAAAGAGGCATCTAAGAAAAAAACTCAACGTTTAAAAAAACAAAAAACTAATGAAGCTATAGATACTAATTTTGATAAGGTTAAATTTTATTATGATTATTATACTAATGTTTCCCCATCAACTTTTGGAGTTACTATGGAAGAAAACAATATTAAAATAAGTAACATTACAGAACCCTATTCTTCTAATTTTGGTCCTGAAAATGTAAAACAAATCCCTGTAAATCAAAATTTAGAAGAAAGCTTAAATGAGGATATTTTAGAAAAAACGTCTTTAGTTTTACCAAGAGGCAAAAAAATATATTTACAAGCAGAAGAAGAAGATTATGATAGAGGAATTATAGTTGAATTAAGTGAAGAAGGAGGATATAAAATTAACTATTGGTATGGTGATGATGCTAAAGTATATCCTGTTGAAGTTGAAGTTGATGGAGAATCAATTAAACCTGATGCTAAAGAAGTTTACATGAAATTCCACCCATATTTAAAAAAAGAAAATATAGATCCTAAAGTTCAAGCTAAACATAAAGGTAAATCATCCCCTTTTGGTTCAGCATATAAACCAGTAAATGAACAAAAAACTACACATGAAGTTATTGCTAAAGGAATAGTATTTGAACCTAAAAACATTACTATAAATGTAGGAGATACTGTTAAATGGGTAAATGAACAAGGAGCACATAATGTTAACGGAGAAAAATCTCACGAAAGAAATAAAGATAACCCTGAAAGTTTTGGTAATAAAGTAGGAACAGGGTGGACATATAAATTTACATTTACTAAACCTGGATTATATAAATACCACTGTGACCCACATCTATCAGCTGATATGGTTGGGACTGTAAAAGTAAAAGGTAAAATAGATGAAGGTGATACTTATGAAAAAATGGCTGCTAAAGGAAAAAAAGCAGGCAGTTTAAAACAAGGCACAGTTAGAAAAAGATTAAATATACCTAAAGATAAAAAAATTCCATTATCACTAATTAATAAGGAATTAGCCCGTTTAAGAAAAATGGATAAAGATAAAAAGAAAAAAGGGGTACAATTAGGAGATAAAAATCAAAAATACTATAAAGCACTTCAATTATCTAAAACATTAAAAACTACAACTAATGTAAATGAAACTGGTTTAGAAATAGCTAAAAAAAATATGGATGATTATAAAAGATCTAATCAACTAAATGAAAATGCTACATACTCTAGTCATATAGATTATAAACAAGAAATTATAGATTTAACAAAACATATGTTAAAAAAGGGCATGAATATTAAACCTTTGCCTAAAGTAATATTTAAACATAATGATAAAGAAAATGCTCAAGAATTTTTAGGTAGAACTGCTTATTATAATCCTAATAGTATGACAATAGTTTTATATACCGAAGGTAGACATCCTAAAGATATAGCTAGATCATTTGCTCATGAAATGATTCATCACATTCAAAAACTAGAAGATAGATTAGAAAATATTACTACTACTAATACTCTTGAAGATGATCATTTAAATAATATAGAAAGAGAAGCATATACAAGAGGTAATATGGTCTTTAGAAACTATACAGATGGTAAAGATGGAGAAGAAGTTACTAGTTTAAATGAGAAAGAAAAACCATATAAACACAAGTATGGGTTTGATAAAAATCTAGGTAAAGATCCTTTTGGATTAAATCAGTTTGCTAGAGAATTAGCTAGTTTAGAAGAAAATGAAGATAATGAAGGTTTTCGTTCTTATAAAAGCACATTTGCTCCTCAAGTTAATATTACAATAGTTTTTAAAGAATATGATAAATATAAGGATTTAAAATCTTTATTTAAAGAATATGGGTATGGTTTTTATTCACCTAAAACTAAAACTATAGTAATAGATGGTGAAGTTTTTATAGACTCTAATTTGACTTTTAATGATTTAAAATTTGTTGAAGCTCATGAAATATCTCATTTAATAATGAACCATTCAGGTCCTCGTTCTGATAAGGATGAATTAGATGCAGATTTAGGAGCCTATATTTTATTAAAAAGTCAAAATTTACCTGTGGATAACTTAAAAAAACAATTTAAATTTAGACATGGAATAGAATTTAATGAAAAATTACTTGATCGTGTTAAAGATAAATTTTAATTATGGCTAACCTATTTGATCTATATAAACTAATTAAAGAAAATGATGTATCTGCATATACTATTTATTTAGACATGGATGGTGTAATAGCTGATTTTGATCAACGATTTTTAGATTTATCTGGAATGACCCCAAATGAATATAGAGATAAATATGGTATGGACCAATTTTGGGATTTTATAGATGAAGAAAATAAAGTAAGATTTTGGGCAGGTATACCTGTGATGCCTGGAGCTAAAAAATTAGTAGATTATGTTTCACAATATGATTATGAGATACTAACTGCCCCTTCTATTAAAAAACAATCTAGGTTAGGAAAAATGGTATGGTTGCGTAAAATTCATTCTAATTTATTTCCTGATACACCAAAAGTAAATTTTAAACCTGCTAAAGAAAAACATCAAGTAAAACCAACTCTTACTAAAACAGATATTCTTATAGATGATAGAGCAAGTACTATAGATACTTGGAATTCTTCTGGTGGAACAGGAATATTATATACATCCGCAGATGATGCTATTAAACAACTTAAACAATTAGGATTATAATGTCAGATTCAGTATTAAAAAAACAATTCCAAAAACGTGATGTAGAACGCCTTAGAAACCTAATAAAAGGTAAATCAGGCAATAAAACTACTACAGGTATAGGTTATAAAGGTGAAGAATCCATTAGTTATAAAGAAGGTGATATTTGGGAAGAAAATGGAAAAAAATGGACTATACGTGATGGTATAAAAGAAAACATTACTAAATTAGATAAATTTAAAAAAGTTTCGGTTCCTATTTTTTGTCCTAAGTGTAAACAAAATATGGATGGGCAATTAGATTCTCATTATTATAAAGCTTACGGTGAATGTGTTGATTGTAGAGCAACTACTGAAACAAAATTAAAAAATGAAGGTAAATGGAAAGAATACGTTACTACTACATTTAATAAAGAAATAGATATTAATATAGAAGAATATAAAAAATTTATGGAAGATATGCTTTCTGAAAGTAATAATAATTATGTTACTGAAGCTGGTGATGTTCAAAAATGGGTAGGTGGTATTGATAAAAAACGTGCTAAAAAAGCAATGGAAGAGGGAATTGAATACCTAAAAAATCTAAAAAAATAATATTACTTTCCTGTAATATGTATTAGTCTTATATATTTATAATAAAATATTTTAAAATGAAAGATAACTTTGATTTAAAGAAATTTTTAACGGAAAATAAAACCATTGAAAATTCTAATCCTTATTTAAAAGAAGAAAAAGAAATATCAAAAAAAGAAGAAAAATCTCTTAAAAAAGTTTCTAAACAACTAAAAAAATCAGTTAAAGCTCATGATTTACAAGCTAAAACCATTGATAAAGCTTTAAAAGAAGAATCAACAGACCTTAAATCTAAAATTCGTGAAATGATTATTAACGAATTAAGTGAAGTAATGGATCCTAAAGATGAAGAGGAAGAAATAGATTATGAAGATTATGAAGAGCAAAAAAGACAAGCAGAAGAAGAAGCTGAAATAGCAGCTTATCTTGGTAGTATACCATTTGAAGAATCTTTAGACGAAGCTAAAGAAGATGAAGAAGAAATAGAAACTGATGAATCCGAAGACACAGAAGAAGTACCTGAAGAGGAAGAAACTGAAGAAATAGAAACAGAAGAAAAACCTGAAACTGGAGGTGGATTAGAAGATATAGCTGCTGACATGGAAGGTGATGAAGGTGATCTTATGGACCACCTAATCTCAGCTTTAAAAGTATCTAAAGCAATGGACAACGAAAAACTTACTACTCAAATAGGAAACACCTTAAAATTCTTTGTAGGTGAGTACATTGGAGGAGAAGAATAAAATAAAATCTATATAAAATAAAAACTATGAACTTAAATGAAATTATTGAAGCTATTAAAGAACAAGTAGTAACTTTAGAAGCTGAAAACGAAAAAACAACAAAAGTAGCTCGTACGCGTGCACGTAGAGCAGCTAATGAAATTAAAAAATTAGCAGCTGAGTTTAAAAGAACTTCAACTGCTGAAGATAAAGCTTAATATGAAGCAATTAACCAATGAAGCGTTCTCTCCTGAGGAATCCAAAAAAATATATGACAATTTTTTGTCTATAGTTGGAACTCGGAGAGATAAATTGGTTAAAAGATATGGCTCTGAAGCCGAAAAAGTAGCATATGCTAAAGCTGTTAAACAAGTTAAAAAACAAGCAGAAGAAAAACCTATGGAAAAAGAAATTGAAGAAGGTACTTGTGGGTATGGTATAGACGGAAAAATTGGAGATACACCAGCTGGCCCAATGTTAATTAGACTTAAAGAAATGGTTAAAGATGCCTTAAAAAACCCTAAAAAAGCTGATTTAAATAAAGATGGTAAGCTTTCTGATTATGAAAAGAAAAGAGGAGCTGCTATTGAAAAAGCAATGCAAAAAGAAGATATTGATGTAGGCCACACAGACGATGAACCAGGTATGTTAAAAGCAGATTTATATCGTATTGGAAAGTATGCTATGGAGCTTTATAAAATGGTTGATAAGTTTGATGAAATGGATAGTGAAGTAGATTTTCCACATTGGTGGCAATCAAAAATTACTAAGTCAAAAGGTATGTTGGTTTCTGCAAAACATTATCTTGATTTTGAAATGAAAGAACCTCAAATTGATGCAATGGTAGACGTTGCAAGTGAGGAAGGTGTAATTGATGAAAAAAAACTCACTACAGCAGAAAAAAATAAAAAAGAAGATATTATTAAAGGTATAGCTAAACAAAAAGGTGGAAAAGATAAACTTAAAGGTGTAGACTATGCTGTAGCTACTGATAGAGCTAAAAAATTAGCTGAAACTATATTTGCTAAACTTAGATCATGACAAAACAAGAGCTACAAAGTAGATTAAAGATTTTAATTAAACAGGTGTATGCTAATAAAACTATTACACCTGAGGAAGCTGTTCAATATGATGAACTAACTAAGTTTCCTGAATTAAAAGCTGTTATTGTAGATCTTTTAACACCTGAATATGATAACTTTGTAGCTTCAATTGATTGGGTTGCACCACGTCCTTCAACATTTAGAATTAATTTAAAAAATGATCAATTATTTTACTTAATTTATGGTAAAAGAAGTTTTATAGCTCAAATTGAAGGTAAAAAATACTATTTATTAAATCTTCCTGAAGAACAACACGCTGCTGAAGCAATAGCTCGTATTTTAAGATTTGGAGTTAAACCTGAAGAAGGAACAGAAGATGGTATGGGTGGAGATTTAGCAACAGAAGAACCACCAGCTGAAGAACCAGCAACAGAAGAACCACCAACCGAAGAACCAGAAACATAATGGGAAATTTTGATTTAAGAAAATTTATAATAGAAGGTAAATTGTTTGAAGCAGCAATGGAATGTCCCGCTGCTACTCAAGATGTAGCATTAAATACTGCTAATAGAGATAGAGCTATACAAGCTGACTTTATTAATTATGGCCCATTAAATGTAGAAGAACCTGGTGATTATTGGAAAGATATAGCTAAAAAATGGAAAACAACATTTAAAGCTGCTTTTAAATCACGATGTGGTAATTGTGTAGCATTTGATATTTCACCAAGAATGTTAAAATGTATACCTGGTTTAACTTCTGAACCTGTAGAAGAACCTAATGCAAGAGAAGATATTGATAAAGCTTTTAAAGATAATCCTAAAATAGCAAATTTAGTTAAAAAAGGTGTTTTAGGGTATTGTTGGATGCATCATTTTAAATGTCATTCTGCAAGATCTTGTAATACATGGGCAGCAGGTGGTCCTATTAATAAAGATAGTGTATCTTATGATTGGCAAGAAAGAAATGAAAAAGCCGCTTTAAACCCAGAACCTATAGACCCTGATCTTTATAAAGACGATTAATATGGATGTTTTAGATAAATTTTTACATGACGTAGCTTATAAGTTTCCTAAAGGATATCCTGACATGAATGATCCTAAGGATAAAGATATGCTGTTTAAAATGATCCATGAAGTAACAGAAGAAAAATCTTTATTAAAAGAAGGAAGTGAATTATATGATAAAGTTATCTTAAATGCTTTAGACACAGACACCATTCCTCAATCTAAAAATAAATATAAATTTGGAGGTAGTTCAACATTTGATATTCAAGTTAAATCTGATGATTTAGATATTTGGAAAAAATTATGGGGTGTAAAACCACCTAAAGTAGGTAAAGAAGTAGGAACTGCTGGTTCTTTAGGAGTAGGAAATGGAGAGATTTCTCTTTATTGGCTATATAATTACTCTAATAGTGGTATTGATGTTACTATGGGAAGAGAAGGAGATGATCCTGATTTATTTTTTAGTGGTAAAGGAGTAGAAGTTAAAGCCTATGATAAACACACAGGACTTTTAGGTTTAGGTAGATATGGAGCTGATAAAGAAAATTTACGTTTATTAGGGTTAATTTTTGGACTTAATAATTTAGTTAAAATTTTAGGAAAAGATGAAAAACTTAAAACTATTAATCCTACTAATTTTAAAGGAGTTGATTTAGTTCCTGCTATGGAAGATGTGTTAAAATTAAAAAATTTAGAATTAGGTGATTTAGCACAAACATATCCTTTATTTGCTACTATTAAAAATAATATAGATTCTTTAGTTAGTGAATTAGGGGATTTTAGTACTGCTGAAGAAGGAGCTAGAAATATGGCACACAAATTAGTTCAAAGTAAACTTTTTAGAAAACCCGGAACTGGTGGTTTTTTAGCTAGTTTAAAAGAAGATGGTGATGTTAGATTTTTTGCTATAGATTTAGAAAAATTAAAAGCAAGTGATGACTTTTTAAGTAACTTCCAATCTAAACAAAGTTCTTTAGGTTTAAATTTTGACAAATTATTTTAATATGACACGTTTAACAAATTTAATAAAAGAAGTATTATCTACTCAACCAAAAAAGAAAGATTGTAACTGCGGTTGCAATACTTGTGATAATGTAGGTAATGAAGGTGTGTTATTAAATGAAAATAAAGCCCCTAAACAAATATTATCGGAAAATCTGCAATATCATGTGCAAAATAAACTACCACTAACCGAAAACACATTCCGTTATGGTTCCGAATCTTTCCTTAATTTATGGCAAGAAGCACGTTATTTATATTTGCGTGAAATTATCCATGTAAATGATGATGATAAAGAAATTTTAGAAGAAACTGACTTAGGTAACTATGGAATGTATGAAGGTAAAAAAGTACCTTTAGGTTTACCTATGGAAAATGTAGTTAATGAGTCTTTTAATATAGGTGATAAAGTAAAGTTTGTTGGTGATAAGTCTAGTTTTAAAAACTTAGACCCAAATAAAATATATATTATTGATGATATAATACGTGACACACTTTTTAATGATGTGCGATATATAGTTGGTGAAGAGCCTCTAAAAGTAGATGATATTCAACTTGCTGAATCAGAAGATTTAGACAAAATTCGAAAAGAAGTAGAAAAAATAGCCCAAAATTCTCCAGGTAAAGGTTGGACAAAAAAATCTATAGATCAAGAAGTTAATAGAAGATTCCAACAGTTTTTAAATAGAAAACCTATGGATGAATCAGAAGATTTAGATGAAGCAGCTAAAAAGAAAAAGAAAAAAAATCCACCTATAGGAAAACCAAAACGTGGTGGACCTAAAGCATATTATGTTTATGTTAGAGATCCTAAAACAAAACGTATTAAAAAAGTTACATTTGGTTCTGGTGGATTAAAAGCAAAAATTAATAACCCTAAAGCAAGACGAGCTTTTTCAAAAAGACACGATTGCCCTAATAAAAAAGATAGAACAAAAGCATCATATTGGTCTTGTAGATTACCTCGCTATGCTAAACTATTAGGTTTAAAATCATCCTTTAGTGGATTTTGGTAAAATGGAAAGATTAAAAAAAATAGTTAAAGAAATTCTTGCTGAAAAAAAGAGCAAAAGAGATAGATGTTTACGCATTGCTGATCGTAAATTTGACAAACCCTCTGCCTATAAATCAGGTGCTGTAGTTAGATGTAGAAAAGGTAAAATTTGGAAAGGTATAAAAGAAGAACAAATACGTGATGTAATTAAAGAATCTTTACGTGATTGGTTTAAAAAAGAAAAATGGGTTCGTATTAATACACAAGGTAATATAACTGGCCCTTGTGGTACAATGAAAAAAGGTAAAGCTACAACTCGTTGTTTACCTAGAGCAAAAGCACAATCCTTAACTAAAGCTGAAAGGAAAGCTACAGTAGCTAAAAAAGTTAGAGGAGGTAAAAAAGGTAAACAATTTGTAAAAAATACTAAAAAAGCTCAATATAAAAAAAAGTCTTGAAACCCTACACTGATATAGAAGTTACAGATTCCTATATTATTCGTGAATTTTCTGAAAATATAGATCCAATAGAATTGTTATGGCATCGTGATGATGAAGATCGAACTTTAGAAATCCTTGGAGAAACAAACTGGAAGATACAACTTGATAATGAGTTGCCAACCTCATTAAACAAACCCATATTTATACCAAAACATTATTGGCACCGTGTTATAAAAGGAGATAATAGTCTTAAATTAAAGATATATAAAAAATGATATTAGATTGGAGAACGTATGTATTGAGAAGCGATATAAGAAATTTACCCTTAGAAGAGCAAAGAAGACAATTTTTAAAAGAACAATTGTATTATGACAATCTTTTAAGTGAGCAAAGACAACTCCAATATCAATTATCTCAAATTCAATCTCAAGGAGGACGAACACCAAACCCATCCTCAAATTCTTTTCTTAATACTCGTTCACTATTATTTGATAGAACAGATGATAGAGTTGCTACGAATATTGATATTGACGCTACAAATGGTGTAACTGTTTCAATGTGGGTAAAGGCACCTGATAGTGGTACTAA